AATAAACCAATTTCTTGGCAAGACTTTTTAGAGTATCATATAAACCCAAAAACTACTATTATGGAAGATTTTGATACGTGGTTTGATTGGGAAGAGATTTTTTGGGATTTTATTTAATATATAAAACAAAAAAACAACATATAGACAGATTCATAGCCTGTCGCTTAAAAAATTTATGAGGAGCTGTGGCCCAATCAATTGGAGCCGCAACTTTTTTTTCGTATATTATAACACATGAGTAAAGAATTATTAATAATTGGGGCAGGAGTGGCAGGTGTAAATGCCGCTACTAAATTAATCGATAGTAATTTTAAAGGAAAAATTACAATTATGGATATGGGATTGGATCCATATAAAAGACCATACGAAGAGGTAATGACAGGATTTTTGGGTGCTGGTGGTTGGTCAGATGGTAAATTAACATATCATACTTCTATTGGAGGACAATTAGCAAAATATTGTGGCGATGAAAAAGCTATGGAATTAATGGATCAGGTAATTGAAAATTTTAAAAGATTTCACCCTAAACCTGAAGCAGTACAATGTTCAAACCCAATAAAAGAACCAGATTTTATTAAACCATATTTTGGATTAAAATTATTCCCAGTATGGCATGTTGGAACTGATTATTTACATGAAATAGGTAAAAATTGGTATAACTTTTTAGTAGATAATGGTGTAGTATTTAGATGGGAAACTAAAGTATCTGATATAGATTTTGATAAACAAGAAGTCACTTTTACTTGTCCTAGATATACTAATAAAACCAAAAAATATGATGAATTAATATTTGGTGTAGGAAAATCAGGTATTGATTTTGGTAAACAATTAGCTGAAAAATATGAATTACCTACTGAACCTAAATCAGTACAAATAGGTGTTAGGTTTGAAGCACCACAAAAACACTTCCAAAAATTAATAGATGTTTCCTATGATTTTAAATTATATAGAAAATTTGAAGTTGATAGGGTATCATTACGTTCTTTTTGTACTAATAATAACGCTGCTTATGTTGCTGTAGAAGAAACATATGGTAATCATTCATATAATGGGCATGCTAAAAAAGATGAAGCATTCAGAAATGATATGACTAATTTTGGTATTTTAATGGAAATACAAGATATATCTGAACCATTTAATTGGTCTAGAAATGTAGTAAAAAATGTTCAAAAAGAAAATACTGGAATTTATTATAGTCCTTCAAGAAAAACATCGAAAACTTCAGAAGGTGCCGATGTATCTGCTACACAAATTAATAAAAAAGAATATAAAAAAATAAAAGAAACTTATGGTGGGTTTTATAAATATATAGATGATTTTATTGATGATATGAAAAAAGTATTCCCAACACTAAAAAACGATTGGGGTGTCTATGTACCAGAGGTTAAATATTTATCACCAGAACCATTAGTTAATTATAATAACTTAAGCTTAACTAAATATGAAAATGTCTATTTTGTCGGAGATGCCCTCAGTGCTAGAGGAATTACAGTCAGCGGGGCCCATGGAATCTACGTTGCCGAAAACATTAACAACTAACCAAATAGATGATTTAATCGTCGCTATAGATGGTTATTTTTTCTTCAATTATAATGAATACTCTTTTTATGACAAAAATCAAATGGAAGAAATCAAATTATTCCTAGATTTAAGACGTGAAGTTCTATCTAAATATAATGAACTTTCTAAACCGTCAAATTAGATGAATGAAAATATCCTCCACATAACTATTGCTTTAATCTCAGCCCTTGGTAGTGTTGGTGCTTGGAGATTTTATGAATTAAAATTAAAATATAAAAAAGATCAAGAATTAAGCCCACAAAAAGCCAATGAACTTTTTATTAAAGATTTACAATCAAGAGTAACTAAATTAGAATCTTTATTAATTGAATCTTCCAAAGAAAAAGATAAGTTAAGGGAAGATGTTATTGAATTAACTGCAGAAGTTGCTGCATTAAAAGAAAAAAGTAAACATTTAGATAAAGAAAATATTTATTTAAAGGGTAAAACTAGAGGAAGAAAACCGCGAAAATAGTTGGAGATATGAAGAATCTTTCGTATATTTACGCCTAATTTTAAACGTTATATTATATGAAGAAGCCAAAAGAAGATTTTTCAACAAGAACAATCAAAACTCCCGACGGTCTAAAAATCACATTTTTTGATAATAAATTCCATAACTGGGATGGACCCGCTATAAGATATCCTTCTTATATGAAGAAAAAACCTGAATATTATTTATATGGTTTTTTGAAAACAAGAGATGAATGGATGGAACTTAGAAAAGATAGAAACGGTGTTCCACCAGATAAAAATCCACAAGTACAATCTAGATTTTAATGAAACCAAATGCAATTATAGTGAGTGGGTACTTTAACCCACTCCACAAAGGCCATTTAGAATTATTCCAAGAAGCAAAAGAAAGAGGTGATATGCTTATGGTAATTGTAAATTCTGATCTACAAAGAGAACTAAAAGGTTCAAAAGAATTTATGAAAGAAGAAGAAAGATTTATAATTATTTCTTCAATTAAATATGTTGATTTTGCTATGATTTCTGTAGATAAAGACCAAACCCAAATTGAATCTATAAAAGAAATATATAGAATGTATAATAAAACACATAATCTAACATTTGCAAATGGTGGTGACCAAAATAACGACACTATACCAGAAGCTGGGATATGTAAAACATTGGGTGTACATTTAATAGATGGATTAGGTGATAAAATTCAATCAAGTAGTTGGTTATTAAAATAAAAAAATATGAAAATAGGTTTATGTGGTACAATGAGTGTAGGTAAAACTACATTAGTAAATGAATTACAAAAATTAAAACAATTTAAAGATTATAAGTTTGCTACTGAACGTAGTGGATATTTAAATAGTTTAGGTATTCCTTTGAATACAGATTCTACTTTAAAAGGACAAACTATATTTTTAGCTGAAAGAATTTCTGAATTATTAAATGATAAAATTATAACTGATAGAACTATATTAGATGTTATGGCATTTACAGCATGTTCAAATACAATAGATTTTAAAGATAAAGAATATTTTGAAGATTATGCTAGAATATTTGTAGGTGATTATGATTATATTTTTTATATTGATCCTGAAGGAACTATAATGGAAGATAATGGAGTTAGGGAAACTGATTTAGAATATAGAAATACAATAGATGATGCTGTTAGAAAAATGTTAAACACTTATGGTCATAGATGTAAAAATATAGACGTATTAAAAGGAAGTACCTCAGAACGAATTGAACAAATATTAGAGGCAACAAAATCTTAAATATTTATAATAAATAATAATTATGAATACTAAAGATACTTTTAACTTAACTGAGTGGAGAAATACTATTCTTTACGAAGATTCTTTTAGAGAAGGGAAAGGTGAATTGAATGTTTATGGTTATGAAACACAACATTTTGATATCTGTCCTGGTGCTCAAACTCTTTACAAGGATATAATGGCCGGGCATTATTCAGATGGTCCTATTTCTGATAAAGAAGAGGTTATTACTAAAACATTAGCTCGTTTACATGATGAATTATTTAAATTAGAAAAAGAAGCTATTGCTTTTGGTGAAGTAGATAGGCAACATTTAATGAATGCTGAGAAAATAGAAAGTGATATTTATAAACTTTCTGATACAATTGGTATGAGAGATGAACATGATTATTTAGCTAATCATATAGATAGAATAGCTGCTAGAACTATTAATGAACAGATGAGTTTTAGAGAAGATATTGATGATGAAACCGCAGAAAAAGCACCTGTAGGAGATAAAAAATTAGATAAGAAGCTAACTAAACAAGATAAGGTTATAAAAAGATATAAAGATGTTCAAGATAAAATGAAATTTTATCTAGAGCAATATAAAAATCTTCACAACCCTGATTATAAAGATGCCGCCAAAGAGGAATTAAAAAAATTAACTCCTGAATTCCAGGCTGCTAAAAAAGCATACGAAAAATTAAAAGGTGTTAAAATCTAAAGAAAGAATATTATATATAATTAGTCTTATTTTTTTGGCTTCCATATTAGGATATATTTTATTTGGAGGAGATGAAGATTATGTCGATGATTATAATACTCAAATTAATGATTTAGAAAATAAAATCGATTCTTTACACGGAATTAATTCGACTTTAAACATTAAAATTGAGGGTTTAAATGATCAGATATCTTCTTTAGATAAAGAATTAGATTTACAGGATACAAAAATTATAGGACTTAAAAAGAAAGTAAATGAAAAAATCATTAATGTTGATTTTCTTAATGATGATGAGTTGGAATTGTTTTTCACAGACCGCTACAAGCAACAACTCGATTCAATTAGAAAAGACAGTAGTAAAATTCGTTATTAAAGACCTTATTTTAGGAGATGGTTTTAAAGAAGAATTATTTTTAACTGATAATAAAATTCAATTATTAAACCAAAAAATAATTTTAAAGGATAGTATCATTTTAAGTTTAACATCTAAAAATGATAATTTTGAAACTATTTTATCATCAAAACAAAACCAATTAGATTTATCACAAGAATTATCTAAAAAACTTCAAACAGATCTTAAAAAACAAAAAGCTAAAACCAAACTTATGGGAGGAGCAGGTATTCTATTAGCTGGGGCCGCCGTACTTATATTAAAATAATATGGCTGAAAATTTAAAATCCATAATAAAATCTGAATTTATAAAATGTGCTAAAGATCCAGTATATTTTATGAAAAAATATTATATGATTCAAAACCCTAAAAAGGGTAGAATCAAATTTAACTTATATCCATTCCAAGAAAAAGTATTACAACATTTTACTGATGAAGAATATCTTATTGTTAATAAATCTAGGCAATTAGGTTTATCTACTTTATGTTCTGCTTATTCATTATGGATGATGTTATTTCAAAAAGATAAAAATATACTTTGTATAGCTACAAAACAAGAAACAGCTAAAAACATGGTAACTAAAGTAAGATTTGCTTATGATCAATTACCAAAATGGTTACGAATTAGAACAGTTGAACATAATAAATTATCATTACGATTAGCAAATGGATCTCAAATTAAAGCAACTTCAGCAAGTTCAGATGCCGGTAGATCAGAAGCAGTATCTTTACTATTAATAGATGAGGCTGCTTTTATAGATGGAATTGATGAGATATTTGCTTCTTCACAACAAACACTAGCAACTGGAGGTAGATGTATAGCTTTATCTACACCTTATGGTACAGGTAATTGGTTTCATTCTACTTGGGCTAAAGCAGAAGCAAGAGAAAATACATTTTTACCAATTAGATTACCTTGGTCGGTT